CACGTTTATACAGAGTTTCAGTGCGGGCGATTTGTTGCTCTGCAGAGTAATATGAATTAGGTGGTGAACGGTTAATACCTAAAAAACTTGACAATTTAATATCACGGAGCTCATCAACGTCAATTCCCAAAACATATAGAATAACGTGCTTCGCAAGTGAATTATTAATCAAATATTTATCATTAATAATAATTTCCTTTGGTCTGAATGTACTGAATGAGAGTAAGTTAATTTGATCATAGTAACCATAAATGTCATAACGATTACCAAGATGAAATTTAAAACTTTCAATTCGTCCAATTTCGCCATCCACAAGTTGATTCATCGAATCAATAACCTTAAGCGTGTCACGTGTAAGTTCAGAATTAAACTTATCAGTAACCCAAGAAATGAACTTTCTGACAATAATAATAAGATCTTTATCAGTTGGAACAGAACTAAGATATGATAAAACCATCTGTACTTGGTCATTTAGATCACGGTTGCGTGATTGGTAAAGCCACTTGTCAAACATTTTCTTATGATTCCAGGCGAAGCTAGTTTCATCGAACCTACGTTTTAAAAAATCAATGTCTTTATCCTTATCACACTTAAACTTAGTAGATCTAATATTTGGTAATACCTTGTCAGATTGTAGACCACACTCCTTAATATATTGGTCAATGTTAATTAGATTAACATGATCTTTAAAGTAAGCACGAGTGTCATCACCATATACTTCAACACGCATGTTATCAGCGTAGTTATCCCCGTAAATTTTATAACCAATTATACACCAATACATTAAGTTGACATAACAGTTTATCAGAGAACCAGCAGGATGTCCAGATGGTTGACTTCTATTTAGCTCGGCAACAATGCCAGGTGGTATAATAACATACTTAGTAACGACGGACATTATGAATGTAACAATCAAGTTGTCATGCAATTTAGAAGGAGTAATTCCGTTACAAAGCAAAGCAGCGCCAACTTCTAAAAAATGAGTATCAATGTTAGAATCATAAAATGACCAATCAGCTTCTAAGCAGTAGTCGTAATCAAGAGAATAGTTAGTAAGCTTATATGACTTTTTAGCATTAAACTCTCCACATAAATTAAATGAACTATCCCAAACAGTATAGCCCAGAACATAATTTAGTTTTTGTGACATCCACATCAGTAAATAGGTTATTGGAGATTCACAAGTTATAACAACACGAGTTCCAACTTCAACTTCCTTTTCACTGGATAGACTTAGCTTTATATCCTTTTCGCGTCCGAGAATCTTCCAAAGGTAAAGATTCTTAATCGGTTTATCCTTTAACTTAGTCCAAAGCTTATAAGCAACATTACGTGAAACAGCATCGCCATTACCCTTCTTGTTACCGAATATTTTTGCACTGTAGTGGCCCGGATAGCTGTCATGATTTATACGAACGTAATCAAAAATCTCACGTCCATGTGAAAAATCACAAACTGGTGCTTTAAACCATTTAAAATTGCTTTTTGCAATAATTTCTAGTATATCATTTCTGTTTAGAAACTGCTCAGTGGTATTATCCTTAAAATACTCACGTAGGTGTGAAGTACAAGTGTCA